TTACGGCACACCGCAAAACCCTTTTAAGCACTATCCCAAGATGGTCTACAACCACAAAACGGGAAAAGTGTTGAACGTTCAGAACCAGGCGCAACACGAAGCCGCCAAGCGCCGCGATTTCAAAGACCAGCCCGATCCGAACCGCGATTACCACAACGTTCGCTCCGGGATGACCGCGCTGCCAAAGAAAGAAGTCGAGCCGCGCGAGCACGTGATGACGGCCGAAGAATTGGAAGAGATGGAAGCGCAGGAACTCGCCGCTCTGAACGAAGAAGAAAATCAGCAGTCGGCCGAAGAAGCGGAAGCGGAAATTGCCGCCCAGCTCGGCGAGACAGAAGCGACCGAAACTCCCGCGCCGAAGGCGAAATCCAAGCGCAAAAAGTAACTCATGGCTGAGCTGACTTACACCGTCTCCGATCTCATCACGGATGCTTTTATTGAGATCGGAGCCACTGCGCCGGGCGAACAACCTTCGTCTGACGAAGCGCAGTGGGCTTTCCGGAAGTTAAACGACCTGATCGACACCTACCAGGCGCTTCAGGCGTGGGTGTGGGGCTATGACTGGGACCAATACACGCTGGTTCCGGGATTGCAGCCGCACACCATTGGCCCAGCAGATGGCGGCGGAGTTGGACAGCCAGTTCCAACATTTTCGACTGGCGATACCCCGCGCCCAGTGCGAATTGCAGGGGCAGCACAGTTGCAAAATCCCGGAACTCCCACGCAAGTTCGCTTGGAGATCAACTGTACGCGGGATAAAGACTGGTACCAGGCACAACAGACGAACCTGATTCAAACCAACGTCGTCACCGATCTCTACTACGATCCGACATCGCCATTGGGATCGCTTTATTTCTGGCCCGTTCCAAATACTGCGGCGATTGTTGAGTTGCAAATCTGGCAGACGGTCCAGCAGTTTCAAGCGATCACCGATCCCATCGGCGGGCCTTCAGGACCGGGAATCTGGCCACCGGGATACCGCAACGCCATCAAGTTGACGTTGGCAGAAATGCTCTTACCGGGAGCGCAGAGAGAAGCCAATTCGGTTTTAGTGGGCGCTGCGCTACGGGCGCGGATGGCGGTGATGGGAAACAACGCGAAATCGCCCCGTATGGCGACTCAGGATTTCGGCATGCCAAAGAGTAGACCGTCGTCCGGAGTGCGGAGAGACTTTAACTGGATGACGGGCGGGGCGCCGGGGGGAAGGCCGGAGTAGAAAATCTTTGCGGGATACGAATAGCGATTCTGGTTCCCACCGCGAATTCTTCGTCCCACACGCGCTCGTATGAATTCAAAAAATCATTGTGCTCTTTGATCATTTGCAAAACGGCGGGCATGAGGTAGCGCTCTTCAATTTCTTCCAGAGTCAATTCAGGAACAACAATGTTTTTCGGAAAGCTCCACACCCGATTGAACGGGATGGCCTGATCAAGCGCGATACCCGCGACGCCGAGGCCGAGAAGTTTTAGAAATCCACGCCGTTCCATGAAGCAAATCTAACATGCCCGACAAAGACACCCTAACTCTCACCATCCGCATTCACGACCCGGCGGAAAAGAAAGATGCAAAGAAATCCTCGGCATGGGCTGTGATTGATGTGCCGCGCGAAGATTTCAAAATTGCAAGTGCGGCTTTTATCAAGAAACACATCGCCCCGCATCTCGCAGCCATGCGGAAGCAAATGGAGTTGGGCGGGTGAAATTCGGCTTCTGCGGGCCGTCTTACACCGCGCAATCTCCCATTATTGATGACGAGATCGCGATGAACTGCTACTGCGAAACTTCGGAATCGCAAGGCGCAGCTACGCCGATGTCGCTTTTACACACGCCGGGACGAAAAAAGTTCTGCACCTTGCCGGAGTCAAAAGTTCCGGGCGGCTTCACCGTGAATGGGCGGACGTTCTTCGCCGCTTCAAACCTCTACGAACTCGATGCAGGCGGCAATCAAACCAATCGCGGCTCGTTAGGCGCTTCCCCGCTCACTGTGACGCAGATTACAGCGAATGAAACCCAGCTCGTGATCTTAAACAATGGCAATCTCTACGTTCTCACTTTAGCAACGAATGCTTTTGCCGCTGTCAACATGGCGCAGTTCAACGGGCCGGTCGCGCAGATCGACTTCGTCGATGGCTACATCATTGCCACACTCGAAGACTCGCACACCTTTCAGGTTTCGAATTTAGAAGACGCAACGACTTGGGGCCCGCTCGATATATCGACTCTCTCCTTGTTTCCGGACAACATCGTGTCCATGAAAGTCGAGCACCGCTACGTATGGTTTATGTCGGCGAAGAAGTCAGTGGCCTACTACAACGCCGGCGCGGGATCGCCGCCCTTCATTCCAGTGCAAGGTGAATTTTTAGAAAGCGGATCGGGCGCGATGTCGGCGACTGTTCTACTCGATAACACGCTGTTTGTGCTGGACCAGGACGAACGCGGCTACATGGTTGCGCGGCGGCTCGGAGCTGGCCGGGTTTCGACACACGCGGTGGAACTGGCGTGGCAGCAATACACAACCGCGTCGGATGCCGTGGGCTGGACCTATCAGGAGTACGGGCATTCATTCTGGGTGATCTACTTCCCTTCCGCCAATAAAACGTGGGTGTACGACGTTGCAGAAAACCTCTGGCATGAGCGCGGCTACTGGATCGAGGCTTCTGGATTTTACGTTGCCGATCGCGGCATGTGCCACACCTTCAACTTTGGAAAACATTTAGTCGGCGATTGGGCTTCGGGGAACGTCTACATCCTCTCTTCCGACTACACAACCGACGACGGAAATACCATCCGCGGACTGCGGCGCACGCCGACTGTTTCGAAAGAAAACAAGTGGGCCTACTTCAAGCAAATTGAATTCGTGATGGAAACGGGGCTTCCTACGGAGACGCCGATCTACGAGGCCGATGGCGTGACTATTCGTCCCGCACAGATTCAACTGCGCTGGTCGGACAACGGCGGCAAGACCTGGTCGAACTGGTACTACCTGAGCGTGGGGTTGGTTGGGCAGTACGATTTGCGTGTCATCAAGCGAATGTTGGGACGGGGCAGAAAAAGATTGTGGGAAGTCGCCTGGACTGATCCCTACCCCTATCGCTTCAACGATGCATTCATCGAGGCGGAAGCGGTGGCATGAGTACGACGCAGACTCAGCTTTTCCCGCCGCCGAACCAATCGAAGGCCGTAGATGAGAAAGGTTATTTCACTGAGACACAGCAGCAATGGCAATTCACCCTGCAAAATCTTCTGCCGCTGGTTGTCGTCGATACCACAGCCGGAAATGAAGTGATCGACGCGCCGCCCGCAGGCCTGAATTCAACTACCGGGCAATCGAACCAGAACATGGAAATCACTTACGTCAAATCCTCGGCGGATGGGAACACGGTGACCGTGCAGGGTGTGGAAGGCGGGCCGTATGTGCTCAATGCGCAGTATAAATTTCTGAAAATCAAATCGGACGGGACGAGCTGGTGGAAAACCTCACAGGGATAACTTTCGAGCGCACGAGCGACTGGGACCTGGTGAAAAAGATTGCCACTCACCCGAAGATTTGGCCGACGATCTCCGATGACTTTTCCCCGCCACGTGACAAATGGCAGCCTGTCGAAACTTCTGAGATTTGGTATGTCCTGGTGCGCGGGAAGGGTGTGCCGATCGGGTTTTTCATGTTTGCGCCGGAGACGGCGGTTTGCTGGCACTCGCACATTTGCATTCTGCCGATTGCCTGGGGCGATGTGGCGCATCTTGCCTGCCGGTTGGTTTTCTACTGGCTGTGGGAGCGTACCGAGTGCCGCCGCATCATTGGCTCGATTCCGGTTTCGAACCCTTTAGCCATTAAATTCGCCGTTCAATGCGGAATGGAGCGTTACGGCGTGAACCCGAAATCTTTCATGCGGCGCGGCCAGTTGGAAGACCAGATTTTAGTAGGAATCAATCGTCCGGAAGATTTTCACGTGGAAGGAGCTGCCTAAATGCCAATTGGAGCGATTATCGGAGCGGGATCAAGTCTGGTGTCCGGGCTGATTGGCTCGCACGGCGCGTCTAAAGCAGCTTCCACGCAACAGGCCGGGGCGGAAAAAGCGCGGCAGATCATTGAAAAGGGCCAAGGGGAAGCCCGCGACTTTCAGAATCAGATTTGGAGCGGCACACAGGCCGCAGAGAAGCCTTACCAGGCGGTGGGATCGACGGCCGCGAACAACCTGGTCAATTTGCTTCAGACGGGCTTCAAAGCTCCAACCCTCGAAGACGTTCAGAACACTCCCGGCTACAAGTTCCGTTTGGGCGAAGGCATCAACGCGCTCGACAAGTCGGCGGCCGCACGCGGAGATTTATTTTCTGGCACGCAAGGCAAAGCCATCACCGATTACGCCGAGAATCTCGCGCAGTCCACCTACAACCAGGACTACCAGAACGCACTGAGCACCTACATGGCGAACTACCAGACGCTTTTAGGTGGAACCGATGTGGGATTGAATTCGACTGGACAGCTCGGCAGCTTCGGACAATCGGCCGCGAACACGATGGCCGGGATTGATCTCGGTGGTGCAGAATCACAAGCCCAGCAGATCAACAATGCAGCGGCCGCGCGTGCTTCGGGCTACGTCGGCCGTGCGAATTCGTGGAACAACGCCGTACCGGGTATCGGCGCAGGAATTATGCAAGGTGTCGATTGGTGGAACAACCGCAGCGCTGACAATCAGGTTCATTAGAGGAAATCATGGGATCAATTCCTTTAGTAGCGACTGGCATTCAAAATCCGCCGCAGAATGCCCTGCAAGAGTATCTGCGCATGGCGCAACTGCAACAGCAGAATGCCGCGCTCAAACAGCAGACTGAACAACAGGCGCAATCGTTCCCTGTCGAGCAACAGCAGCGCGAAGCCACGCTTCAACAAACGCAGCAGCAGAACCAAATTGTGCAGCAGGCTCAGGCTGAACAGGCCGCGCTACGTGAACTCGCGCCGAAATATGTCACCCGCGACGACAGCGGAAAAGTCACAGGCTATGACTATGATCAGTTTTTCAACGATGCGCAAGGCAAAGTCTCGCCTGCGACCCTGCAAAAGCTGCAACAGGATCACGTCACCACGTTGAAAAACTATGCCGATCTCGACAAAGACTCGCGAGAGAAAGAAGCCTCAAACAATAAGTGGCTTTTTGACTCGATCGAATCGTTGAAAGGAATTGCAGATCCGACACAGCGGCAGGCGCAGT